TTATTTTGTTCAACTTCCATATTATTATAATAAGTTTTTTGATGATAGCCTTTATAAATTATATATGATTTTTTAAAATTCTCATTTGTATATGAATTGCAATAATTAGTATTTTTATTTAATATATGCAAAACATTTGGTTCATCAGTTAAAAATTTTTCTAAAGTGGTTGGAGTGTATGTATCATTATATTTTAACATTTCACTATCAATTTCATCTATTGATATTAATTGATATATATCTAACGAATTCATTAACTGGTTTAAAAGTAGTATATAAATAAAATTTCAATCAATTTTTTATAAATCTTTTTCGACATAAAGTTTTAACTGTTTTTGCATATAAATTTACTTTAGATATGGTTACTGAATTTCTCTAAATATTTTTATATTATTAAAACTAGATTATATATCCATATTATATTTTTCTCTAATTTTCCTTTCAAGTTCTATTTTTTTATCTTCATTTTCACAATTCAAATAATGATACCTGCATAATGGTACATAAGTTTCAGCACCACCTATTTGTACTTGTTGTTCATTTTTTACTTTACGATAACTAAATAGAGCTTTAGTTCCATCGTTACAAAATTTACATAGAGAAGCTATTTTTTTACATTTATCTGCATAAGGAATCAAATCTAAAATTTGTCCTATTGGTTGTCTTTTAAAATCACCATCTAATCCACCAACTATTACATGTAATTTACGATTATCTACCCAATTCAAAACCATTTGTTTTAAATCGGGAAAAAACTGACCTTCATCTATAATAATTAAATCATAAGCCATAACTCTATCATCTACATATTCTAATTTTTCTATTGTTTCACATTTTTCGGAATCAAATGAATGGGATGTAATTTCGTTTTTACTGTATCGATTGTCAATAAGTGGTTTGATAACGAGAACCTTCTTATCAATAATTTTTGCAAGACGAATCTCACGGATAAGTTCAGTTGATTTCCCAGAAAACATGGGACCTATTATTAATTCTAATTTACCACAAGCAGACATATTAATATTAAATACATCTTAATAAAAATAGTTTTCATCAATTTTTCTAAAATAGTTTAAACAAATAATTTTAACTTTTAGATATTAATGGAGAAAATTCTATCTTTTGACGTCGGTATTATTCATTTGGCTTATTGTTTTTTTACAAAAAAGGAATACAAAGAAAAAGATTTATCAGGAAACGATAAAAGTGTTTTCAAATGGGATATCTTAGATTGGTCTATTATTGATCTAACAGATAGAGATGAATTAAAATGTTCTGTTTGTGGTAAAGTTGCTACATTACAACAAACATATGGTGGTCTTAAATATTATTGTAAAACACATGCTAAACAAGTTAATTCAAAACCACTTCCATATGAACAATTTTATAATGAATTAGATAAAAAAAAGATTGGAGGGTGTTGTTTTCCTATTGATGATTCTACTTGTGATAAAAACTGTACAATAAAAGACAAAAATAATAATACCTTTTGTGGAACTCATGCCAAAAAAATGTATCAAACAATGACAAATGATATGAAAATGAAACCATTAAAAAAGACAACTGTTGGATCAATGGATTTTGACGATACTAGATTAAAATTAATAAATGTTCTAGAAAGTAAAAAACATTTATTAGATGCCGATGTTGTAGTTATTGAAAATCAACCTTCTTTTAAAAATCCCAGAATGAAAAGCATTTCGGCATTATTGTATGATTATTATATGATTCGTGGAATTATTGATAAAGAAAGAACCAAATCAAGTATTAAACGTGTTAAATTTATGTCTCCATCAAATAAAATTAAATTAGCTTCAGATGGTGAAACACAACAAATTGTCAAACTCAAATCAACAGATAAGACAAGTGATGAATCTAAAGCATATAAATTGACTAAAAGTTTAGCTGTTAAATATGCCCAAGATTTATTAAAACATTTACCTGATTGGCTAAAACATTTTAATTCTTACAAGAAAAAAGATGATTTAGCTGATGCATTTTTACAAGGAGCTTATTATTTTGAAATGAATGTAAAAGCGGACCCTAGTGATAAAGTTTATAAAAAAAAGAATTCAAAAAATAATAAAGAATCTGAAAATTTAGAAGATACAAAAAAAGGGAAAAATAAAAAAGAAACATCAAAACCAGTAATTAAAATAGATGTTTATGAAAATAAATCAATGGAAATATAATTTCTCTCTCTACAAAAAGTAGATAGACTTAGCTTATTAGAAATATTAATAAAAATAAAAAAGAATTGGAAATATAAAAATATAATCTAAAATAATGGAATTAATAGCTGATATTATTAGAATAATTCATTATTTAGTTGTATTTTTTGTATTAACAGCTCATTCTATTTTACCAACTGAATATATTAAATACTATTTAATATTTGTTATTTTAATATTTTTGGACTGGAATGATCTAGATGGACAATGTATTTTAACACGTTTTGAATTTTATTTTAGAACAGGTAAATGGAATCAAGGTTCGCCAATTGAAGGGGGTCCCGAATTTTTTAGACCATTGGTAAATAAAATAACTAAATTTTTTGGTTATAATAAAGAAATAACACCGGTCGAAGGTGATAGGTTAAACAATTTTATATTTATTCTATGTTGGGGTATTGCTTTTTTAAGAATATATCATAAATTATAGCCATTAACGAGGCTATAAAATAATATTATCAAGCTGATTCCTTTGGTGTTTGAACACAACGAACAAATGTTTTAGGATTCAGCTTTTGACCTTCTGTTTCCAAAAACTTTACAAACTTAGTGTGGTCTTCTTCTGATGATTCAACAGAACTAGACTCAAACAAAAATGTAGGAGCTGTATCGTATCGAAGGGTATAGTTGAAATCAACTGTTTCTACAGCCTTACGGAACAGTTCCATTGTATTTTTGATTCCACCATTTGAGATGATTTCAATTTTAGAAACAATCCGATATGGTTTTTCTTTTGACAAATTATCCAAAAGTTCTACAAACTTTGGATAAATGTCACTATGTTCTGCATCTTCAAAGACAGATTCAACAAATTCGCGTTCTTCATTGCAGTAATCAAGCAGACAAGGCATATCTTCTGGTTCATATTCATCGCGACGATGTTCATCAATCGGATAAATAATTGTCTTCCATAGTTCAGTCATATCCTTCTTACCAAGAATCGAAAGTTTCTTGAAAAAGGAAATCATCATACTATTCTTGTTGAATTGTTCCATATTATCTTTTGAGTCACCATCATCTTGGATATAAGACAGCGACACTTGGATAATGTTAGAATCATTATCTTCAACCTTAGCTACCATAGGTTTGTTAAGGGGAACGATCTTTTTCCAACTGGAAACTGACCGTTTTTTGGTTGCATCGGAATAATTGAGGAAAACGTCACAGTCATATTCGACCAGTTTTCCCTCAATATGAGAATCCTTATAACCAGTAAAAGTAACAAGAACCATCTCGTTAACAGATGGCTTGAGTATATCATAAAATTGGCACTCCAAATTAGACATACTTATATAATATGTATAATTGAGTTTAAAATTATCAATTTTTTTTTCCTTTTTTAGTTTGTATCGAACTTTTTAACTTTTCTACGCAATCCAATAGTTTTTTCTAAATTAAAGTTACTTGCTTCAATTGGTTTACTTCTTTTAAGAACTAATTCATTTTCTTGTAAATTTTCTATTTTATTTGCAGTTCCTGAAGATGATTTTTTATAAGACTCTTCTATTTGCAATTGTCTTGTAATCATTGGAGGATGTAAAACCAAATAATCTTTATTATTACAAGTAAATAAATTCCTAAAATCTTTTATTGACAATATTCCACCAAAATCTTCTAACATTAACCAAGATGGAGCAGGTATTATTTCTTTAAATATACCATATGTTTTATAAAACATTAAATTTAATAAAGAGGTTCTTTTCCAAGTTGAAGTATCATTTAAATCAATATTGTGTGCTAATGAACAATTCCAAGAACAAAAATTACCACTACAATAAAATGTTTCGTTAAAATAATCTTCTGGAAGTTCTACAGCTGGAGTATCAAAACTATGTTTACACCATAAACATTTTGTACCAATTTTAAAATTTATATTATGAACATTTATTTTATTTACATTTTTTCCTAACATAAATATTTTTTCTGTTTCTAATATTTTTTGATTAATTTTTTCTAGTAATTTTTCTTCAGATTGAATATTTTTATTTGGAATAATATTTATTTCTGTTAGTTTTTCCTTAAATTTTACCGAGGAAAAATCTGACTCTGATTTAATAAAAATATTATTTTCTTCAGTTTTATCATCTTCATAATCGGTATTACCTATATTAACAACATCTTCTAATGAAATAGGTAAATGAGCTATTATTGCTTCTTCGTCTGAATTTACAGGAGAACTTTGAATTTTATTTTCAATTAACTTATTTTTTGGTTTACGACCACGTTTTTTAACTTGAGGTATTGTTTCTGACATTTATTAAAATAAGATAAAATTTCTTTAAAATTATACGTATATAGTTTTAAAGAGATGTTTATTTACTTGGTTTGAATATAAATTGATGGAGTTGTTTTTGGTTTTCTCCCTTTTTTAGATTCAGAAACATTTACATCTGAAACTATTCTATCATTATTGGATGTTGATTCATCTTGAGTATCTGTAGTACCCATATTTGCTTGAGATTGTTTAATTCTATTTAAAATATCTTGTACATTTGAAGGAGCTCTAATTTCTGGAACACTAGATTGATTTATTCTATTACTACTCTCGTTAGCAGCTTGTGGTTCAGAAACTGTTTGTCTTGGTCCAGGCATAGCAGGAGAATTCATAAATGAAACATTATTTTGTTGTTTTTGTTTTAACTCTCTTTCTCTTTGTTGTAGTAAAGCTCTTTGTTTTTGAATATTTATTTCTTGTGCACTCATAAATTGAGATTGTTGTTTTTGTGGATTTAATAATTTACTTACTAAATCTGGATTTTTACTTAAAGTTTGTTCTAATCCAGGTATTGATGATTGAGTTTTTGAAAAGTGGAATGCACCAGCAGAAGCTGTTAATAATAATAATAATTTAACTTCAGGTGGCATACCCTTACCAGTTCCTTTGTATTTTTCATACAATTCTTCTAGAACATCATCATAAGAATCAACCTCAACTGACATATGTTCACCCCAACCTTGTAAATGGAAATCAAATGGATCATATTTGTCATTTAAAAATTCAATAACAGATACTGCTTGTAATAAACCAGATTTAAAAATTTTAACACCATTTCTCTTATCTACAAAACTTTTTAATAGTGCATATTCATACTCCATTTCTTCAATAGAAGAATTAAAATCATATTCTTTAGTTAAACTAAACCCTTTAGATTTAATTTCAGCTAATTTTCTCAATAATTCGATTTTTTTTATTCTCATTTCTTGAGGAGATAATTGAACAGTTATAGTAGGTGCAGAAGACATACTCGATTGTTGTTTATATGTGTTTTCAGGAGCTTTTGGTGAATGGTAGTTACCAGAAGGGAAACTAAAATTTTCTGTTTTATTTCCTCTACTTGAATTGGATTTTCTACTTCTTGATGATTTACTTGAAGAAGAACTATTTACAGATGAAGTTGATCTTGATGATGAAGATTCTGTAATAATTTCCGAATCAGATGAAACTTCTTGTTTTTCAGGTACAGTTTTATCCTGATTAGCCAATAAATTCATGTAATAATCTGTATCAGAACTTTTTTTTGTTTCAGATCTATTGCTGATTTTTCCTTTGTTATCAATTATATCTATGTTAATATCTGATGATGTTTCGGAATCGGACATATTATAATATAATATAATTATCTTTTCTTTAAATTAACGCACCTTAAAATAAATTTAATTATATTATTGTAATTTATATTTATCTTTGCAATTTG